AACTTATGGTCAGGTAATTGCACGTGTGTCTGCACCTGAACTGGTGGAAAATGGGTATATTCTTCCACCTAAAGTCAAGGTGATTGAGATGGATAAGATTGACAAAAAGTCTCTCACTCCTCACCTTGAGGGTAACAATGTCCTCGCATCTATTGACCAAATCAACATCAAGAAGATTTTGGTTTGTGTAAAGACCACACGACAGTTACAAAATCTGTTTATGACAGACTTTGCTGATCAGTTGATAGAACGTGGCTACTCTTATCTTTACATCACCTCTCGTACTGGGGCAATTATTGATGGGGTCAAAGTGTCCCGTGAAGAGTTTTTTAATACTCTGAATGCATGGGGCAAAGATAAGTCTAAGAAGTTTGTGTGTCTTCACCGTTCTATTCTGTCTGAAGGTATCAACGTCAGCGAACTTGAGGCTGTTATCTTCCTTCGTAATATGGACAGTATTGAGCTTCTTCAAACCGTTGGTCGTGTGATTCGCGTGGGTTCTTCTTCTAAAACATACGGAATGCTTTGTGTTCCTGTCTACAATCAGGTAGGACTTTCTACCCAAAAGTCTCTCCAACGTTGTGTGGATATTGTGTTTGAGAAGGGAGAAATTCTTGACAGTGTAACTCGTAAATAATACTGTGGGCAGTCAGTGTGTCTTGGCGGGTAAATTGACGTAAGTCCCACATTATGATAAAATTCTAAATAGTAATGTCATCGCCAAGACACACATGAGAAATTATCAACTCCCTTCACAGGGTAGGTTACAGGAACTTTTCGCCTACCAAGATGGTGAACTTATCTACAAAAAATGTAGAGGAAGACAACCTGCAGGTTCTATTGCAGGGACTAAACATCACACTGGATATTATCAAATATCTGTGGATAAGAAGATATATTTGAAGCACAGATTGGTGTATCAGTATCATTATGGTGACTTAGAACAGGAACAACAAATAGACCATATTGATAGAAACAAAAGTAATAACAGAATAGAAAACTTACGAGCAGTTGACCAAACACAGAATAACTACAATACTAGAACAAGAAAGAATAACGAATTAGGTGTCAGAGGTGTGTCAACCAAAGCAAAGTCAGGTAAATATTACTCTCGTATCACACATAAAGGCAAAATTGAATATTTGGGAATATATGATACTATTGAAGAAGCCCAACAAGCATACGTAAAAAGATATAATGACCTTCAATAATTCTCACATTCTTGACCCTAATCCAGGAGTGATTGGGTTTGTTGTTGACAATGGAAAGTATGCAGCAATTCCTATTGTTGGGAATGACAAAAAACTTATGGTCATTTACAACGACTGTAAAAGCATGAAGGTGTGTAGAAACAAACAATCTGCAATAAACTTCATCGAGAAGGAGAGAAAACGAAAGAATAAAAGTTAGTAACCTCTAAAGTTCTTCTATAGTGTAACCACTTCTTTTTTATCATGGCTCGTTACAAAGTAAACGTTGATGACATTCCTGGACATGGTGCAGGTTCTCGGGATGTAATTGTTGAAGCTGATTGTACTCAAGAGGCAAAAAACATCGCAGAAAACATCACTGGAGGAACAGCATATAATTGTTTCCTTCAACGTGAATCTGGTCGTGGTCTTTTTGGTCTTCTTTTTGGTTGATTCATGATTCAAAACAAATCACAAATTATCAAAGTTGCTCGTGAAGTTTCTAAATCACACAAATTCACAAGAGAAGAAAAGTTCAAGATTTTTGTAAATGTCTGTGACAACATGTTAGAATCAGGTAGGATCACACAAAAACAACATCACTCCTGGACAAATGTGTTCTGATTAAAGTTAGTAACCTCTAAAGTTCCCCTGTACTGTAACCACTGATTTCAAATATGCCACTCACTCACATCGAACATCCTGAAGACACCATCCTCACGGGTGATATGACCGCCATTAATGTTCTTTATGGTCGTGGAAATGTTTCTGTGAAGGTTGATGGAGCTCCTGCAATTGTGTGGGGAATTGATCCTAACAATGACAAGTTCTTTGTTGCAACCAAGAGTGCATTTAACAAGAAAAAGATAAAGCGTTGTTACAGTATTGAAGACATTTACACACTTTATGATGAGAAAACTCATGGTAGTTTGATTGAAGTTCTGGTTGCATGTTACAAACATCTTCCTGTAACAATTGGTGTCTTTCAGGGTGATTTTATTGGTTTCGGTGGTAGTGATACTTACACTCCAAACACTTTGACATACAATTTCCCTGAAGTTGTGTCTGAGGATATTATCATCGCTCCTCACACTTACTATCTTGGTGATGACTTTCCTACAATGGAAGCTTATCCTATAGAAGGTGAACTTATCAGCACTGATTCTTGTAAATTCGTTCAACCAGTTGTTGATAGAGTTTTTGGTAATAGTCGAGCTCCAAAGATTAACACCGACATGATTGACTTCTTAAGTGAGAAGGAAGCAAAACAGGCAAAGATGTCAATCAACGCCATCATTCGTTCTGGTCAGGAACTTGATGAAGAGACCTTAATTGACATTGTTGGTTCTCCAATGTTGGCAAATCTTTACATGTTTGTGTTGGAGATGAAGTATGATTTGATGGAAACTTTCATCATTTACGATTCTCCAGATTGTTATCTCAATGGTGAAAAGATTGTAGGTGAAGGTTTCGTAATGACTTCTGAAGATGGTAACACAATTAAACTTGTTGATCGTCCTCAGTTTGCATACGCTAACATGACTCAAGGTCGTTTCAATTAAAGTTAGTAACCTCCAAAGTTCCACTGTATTGTAACCACGTTTTTTGATTATGGGCACTCGTTCACGAATTGGCATTCAACTCAAAGACAATAGTATTCTCAGCATATATCAGCACTGGGATGGTTTTCCTGAGTGGACTGGTCGCATTTTGAACACACATTACAGCACAAAAGAGAAAGTTTCTGAACTGATTGATGGTGGTGATTGTTCATCTATCTGGACTGATGAACGTTGGACTTCTTATGGTTCTTACAAAGACGACGAATATGGTCCTCAATACTATTCACAACGTGGTGAGGATTGTCCTCCTCGTCTTGATAATAATGTGAAAGAGTTTCTCTCTGATGGTGAAGAATACTCTTACATCTTCCGTGATGGTGAATGGATCTGTTACAACATGCACCAGTTTGATGAGAAGAAATCTCCTGAAGTTGTTGAGATTCCAAATGGGGCACTTGCCTGTTGATAAAGTTAGTAACCTCTAAAGTTCTCCTATAGTGTAACCACTGAACTATGATGATCACTCAAACCAAACCCGAATTTCTGACTGAAGCACTGATTGAAGTTCTGAATAATGAACAGAAAGTCAACGCTATCGAATCTTCACGAACCACTTACACTAACTTTGAGTATGAAGTGGGTCGAAAGTATATCAAAGTTTGGTCTTATTTGATCTCTGATGGTGAACGTCTTCGTGGTCGTTCTTGTTACATGTTCGTTGATAAGAACACTGGTGAAGTGTTCAAACCAGCATCATACAAAGCACCAGCTAAAGGTGTGAGGTATCTTATCACTCAACTGGCAGATAATCCTCACATTTGTGATCCTTATGGAAGCTTCTTATACCTCTGATGTTTATGTTTCGAGCATTGTATTACTTTTTTCTGGGGACATTCTTTGTGATTATCATTCGAGTTTTCTCGAATTAAAGTTAGTTACCTCGAAAGTTCCCCTATAGTATGAACAACACTCAAATGACTCTCACAGAACGAAACGAAAGGCTTTACGAACTCCGTCAGAAACTCAACAAGGCTCGTGCAGAAGTTGCATGGATTGAGCAAGAGATTTGGCTTGTTCGTGATCAATACGATCGTCAAGGTCGTGACATTTATCAAGAAATGTTTGGTGAGAAAAACACACTGTGGGATCATCTTGATCGTATGAGTGACACTCCCATGGCTGAAGAAATTTACGGAGGTTGAATGATGGAAAGTTTTTCGATTGATGATCAACTGGTGATGTTAATTGACCGATTGAATAAGGCGGTCAATGTTTGTCACACAGCACCTGAAACTAAGGATCAAGGTTATCCTTACGCTACAGGATATTCACGATCTGCGATGGCAGATGTCGCGGATGATTTGAGTGACATTGTAAAACAAATCCGAGAAAACAAATGACTGACAACATCATCGACCGTGATGCACTTCAATACAACTTGATTCAACAGATCTTGGATGATATGGACATCAAAACTATGATGGCAATTCTTTATGATAACATGAGTGAATCATATGATAAGTATTCAGTTGATGAATTGATTTCAGAGGTAGAAGAATACTACCCACATTTATTAGAGGAAACAAAAAATGATGCAATCGGGTGATGTTGTAGAATACAAGGGAATGTCTCGTGAACAGGTAACATGGGCATCGAGTGATAATCCATCTTATCTTATCATTGGTCGTCGTTATGTTGTCCGATCTGTTCAAATTTATCCATGGTATACTAAGATTACATTACTGAATAAATCAGGTCAATTTAATTCAGTTCATTTCACAAAAGTTGAGTAATTAAAGTTAGTAACCTCTAAAGTTCCCCTATAGTATGAACAACAACTATCTCACTGATTACATCGAATCCAAAGGTTACACTGTAAGAGAGTGTTACCGTCCAGCTAAAAAGGAAGTTCCTGACAACATGAAAGATCGTTATTCTTCCTATGAAGAGTATCAAGAAGCACTGTATGATTTCCTCAACGGTCAATGAAAACAACAACAGCAACAACTTAACAGAATTAAAGTTAGTAACCTCTAAAGTTCCCCTGTATTGTAACCACTGATTCCCATGACTGAAATGACCTACTATGTGATGTTTCAATCTGAAGAACTGGAAATTCCTGAATACATTGGGCCTTTCTATTCTGAAGAGGACGCATCAGATTACGCTGATTACAACAATCAAGGATT